TATTGCTGGCGCTGTAGCTGGTGCTTTTGCCGTTCGCGTTTTGCTTAAGAGTGTTGGCTTGGCTAAGTCTGGTTTATCCCGCTCTTAGTTGTTGTTTTACAGAAGGGGCATTGTCCATTGCTTTGTCCCCTTCTTTCTAATGTCTTTCCTATTTGGTTCTTGTTATGTCTCCTGACGTTATAGAATTTACTCTTTTTGTTTTCGGTATGGTCTTTTGTAGGGACTTATTCAATGCACTCTGATATTCGTTCTGTTTTTATTATCGCTAAACGCATACAGCTCGTATTGTTTTTTATTTCTCTTATATTTTTAGCGAATTATTCTTTTGCCGAGGAATCTTGCCCAGCGGGTCAGTCTACTACGACTGGAATTAAGGTTTCAAAATCTAAAGTTTCAAATTATCTTAATCTCTGTAACATCAATCGATGCGGTGAAACCGTTTCATATGCTCCAACTATCGAGAAAAGTTATACCTCTTATGGTTACGCTGACGGCAAGGTTTATATTTACTGTCCTGATCAATGCTTGACTTCTTGTGATGATGAGCCTGATAAGAACAATGATTGTGTTTTTCCTTTTTATGAAGATAAAAATGGTTCTTGTGTTGATGATGATGATTGTCCTATGGGATCTTCTTACTCGTCCTTAACCTCTTCTTGTGAACCTGATGATTGTTCATCTGGTTCTTATATTGGTCAATCTGGCACTTGTGAAACTTGTCCTAGTGGCACTGATTGTTATAAGGAGCCGCTACCAGATCCAGATCCAGATCCAGATCCAGATCCAGATCCAGATCCAGATCCAGGTAATGGCGGCGGTGGTGATTCTGATGGCGGTGGTGGATCAACACCCACTTGTGATACCTATTCTTCTTGCAGAGATATAGCTTTGAACGAACTCGATTGTAAAGAAAACGATCGAGACCACTTCATCTATCAATACATTGGCCCAGGTGATTACGCGGCTGAATGTGAAGCCTGTGATGGCCCCAATTATCTTCTCTATACTGAGTGCCAAACGGGTGCTTGTCAGTATGGCTATGATTCTCAAAATAATCGCTGTTGGTCAATATCATGTCCACATGGTGATTGTTTAGACCCAGAAGGTGATGGTGCTTTTGATCCTGATCCATTACCCACTAACCAGGACAATACAGATGAGCGTTTATCAGAGATTATTACGGCTATTAATTCGGTGCGTGATTCGATTGAATCTAATGAAACTCCGCAAGAAATTGAAGCGCTTAGTCAAGAACTTACCAATAAGTTAGAAACGAATAAGCAAGCAATTGTTGATCAACTCGAAAACAATGAAGATTCAAATACTTCTGATAACCAATCTATTATCGAATTATTAGAAAGTATTAGTCTTGATGTTGATTCTAATAATGGTACTGCCAAGGATTACACCGATTTGCTTAATCGTCTTTTAGACAATTCTGATGATATTCTTTGCCAGGTTAACCCAAAGCGCGCTGGTTGTGATTCTTTTGAGCAAATTCAAGTTGACCATGTTTCGCCTTCTCATCGAATTATTGACGGCATCGAGAATTCTGGTATTTATTCTGCTCTTTCTGATTTTAATAACATTTCAATTAATGTGACCTCAGCTTGTCCTTCTAGTTTTCGTTTTCAGCTTACTTTTATGGGCACTTATTATGTTGATGTCTGCTCAGTATTTGATCCTATTGTTCCCTTGATTCGTGCTCTATTTATTGGGTTTTGGGGTCTGGTTTCTTTTAGGGCTTTAACTGATGCTTAGCAAGAGGGTTTTATTATGATGGACGCTATCTTAGAAGCCTTAAAGCGTTTTACTGATTGGGTACTGTCTCTTTTTGTAGATTTTTTTGTATATTTATTGGATTTGATCCCGGTCCCTTCTTTTGTTGAACAGGCAAAGAATGCCATAGTTACTTTTGGTAATTATGCTGGGTATCCGCTTTACCTGATCGCCTTTGATATTGGCTTCCCAATGGTGGTTTCAGCATTGCTGCTTAAGTTCTTGATTCGTCGCTTGCCGTTTGTTGGATAACTGCCATGTCTATTCAAGCGTATTTCGGTATGACAGGTTCAGGCAAAAGTTACAATGCAGTGGCTAATATTCTAGTACCGGCTCTTAAAGATAACCGCACAGTTGTAACGAATTTACCGTTACGAAAATCTACGTTATTCAATGACATCGATTTAGGTAATGTTATTAGCCTTCCCTCTGATATGAACTCAGATAATGTTCATCAGCATTTAAGAATTGATTTGTTCCCTCCAGGCTGTGTCTTCATTTTAGATGAGTGTTTTTCTCTTTTTCCTTCAGGCCAGAAAGCTAACAACGTACCCACCTCTCTAAAAGAATTCTTCTCAATGCACCGTCATGTGGTGGGTTCTGATAATAAAGCCTCTGATATTTATGTTATGGCTCAGAATATAGGTCAGTTAGCCGCATGGGTTAGGGATATGATACATAGCATGGTAATTCATACTGACTTAGCGCCAACTGGTCTCAAGTCTCAGTATCGGTGCGACTTTTACCAATTCGAATTACACGGCACACGCAATAAAGAAAAGTTTATTCAATCCAGTATTGGAAAAATAAAAGAGCCTTACATTAATTACTACATCAGTAATTCCAAAACAGAAGCTGGCCAAAATGGTGACGTGCTTGAAAATATAATTGATAAAAGAACTGGACTTGGTGGCGCACATAAGAAAAACCTTATTATCTCCGGTTTGTTGTTTCTTCTGACTTTTGCTCTTGTTGGTTATAGTGTCTCTGGTTTGTTCTCTGACGATGATTTTGATTCTCCTGGTTCTGGCTCTCCTGGTTCCGGCTCTCCTGGTTCCGGTTCTCCTGGTTCCGGTTCTCCTGGTTCCGGTTCTCCTTCTTTAACTCCATCTTTTGATCGTCCTTTTAAATCTTCGTCTGATTTTCCTATTGCTGGTTATAAGAAACCTATGTTTGAATCCCTCCCCTCGTCTGATGAATGGCGCTTAACGGGCGTTATCCGTGGTAAGCATCATAATGTCGCCATTCTTCGTTCAAAGGCTTCTACGGTTCAAATAGACCTTCTTAGCAGCTGTTTTTATAGTAAGTCTTTAAAGGATTGGGCTTGTTGGTATCAAGATTCTTTAGTCGCATACCATACAGGGCCTAGCTTTGATTATTCTGAAGATCTTCAAGGCGGGTTTTCTGATGCTTTACCTAGCTTCTCACTATAACCCTTTTCTTGATCAACCAGCCCGCGGCAGGCGTCTAGCCTGGGGTATGGGGGCGCAGCATCCCCATGGATAACTTCTTTTTAGTGTGTTTAAATACTTTTACAGACAAAAAAAAACCCTGCATAAGACAGCAATCTCATGCAGGGCTACTCAGCCGCTTAGACTCTTGAAGGATACCTAGCGACCATGAAAACCATTATATCTACAAATCCGCCTTATTCAAACGCTTTGGCGCTTTCTGCAATGCGAGCTTGCGACCATGCAGAAAGCGCCAAAGGCGCTGCTCTAGGTACATACACGAAATCTTCTACCAAAACAGTTACCTTTAAAACGCCAGATCCCTTGAAGCTAGTGGCTTTGAGGGCTGATCGCTATAGGTTGCAAAATTCCGCAAGAATGCTTTTTTTAGCTGAACACCGTATGTCCAATGGTAACGAATCAGTAATATCTATTGATGACTACAATAAGCTCCATAGGGTTGTCAAATGTACCAGAACAAAGTCTGATTTTGAGGTCGGCATCCATCGTTCTTCAGATACTGGTAAATGTTTTTATTCTGGTTTGGCTGTTTGTGGCTCTGTTTGGTGTTGTCCGGTCTGCTCGGCTAAGATCCAAGAACGCAGACGAGACGAAATATCTAACGGTATAAATTGGGCTTACGAGAATGGCAAAACTTGCTCAATGATTACTTTGACAATTCCCCATTATCATAATCAATCGTGTTCCGATTTATTAGAAAAACAAAAAAAAGCCCTGGCAACTTTTAGGTCAGATGGAACTTGGTCAAGAAAAATGAAGTCTTATGGTTTTGAAGGGCTTATCCGTTCTTTAGAAGTTACTCATGGTAAAAATGGTTGGCACCCTCATACACACGAGATCTGGATTACTGATTCTAATATTGATAGAAAAGAATTTTATTCTTTCTTGTTGATGAGATGGGAAAAGGCTTGTAGAAAGCATGGCATTATTCCCAAAGGAAAATTAAAATCTTTCAGAGAGCATTCTATTGATATTCATTTTAATGCAAGTACTTCTGATTATTTAGCTAAACAAGATGACGAATCTAATTTGAGTTATTGGGGGGCTGATCGTGAGGTTGCTAGTGGTCGAAGTAAGTCCTCTAAAGGTAATCACCCTTTTCAATTATTAGATGCTTTTTCTAAAGGTGATCTTTCAAAAGGTGCTTTGTTTTTAGAGTATGCCAAGGCTTTTAAGGGTAAACGTCAAATTTTCTGGACTCATGGCTTGAAGAAAAAAGTTAATATTGATGATATTGATGACCTTAAACTTGCAGAAAGGGAAGACGACAAAGCCGTTATTCTTACTGCTTTAAATTCTTATGCCTGGCAGGTCGTTTTAGATTTTGATTTTAGAGCGGGGATCTTGTTTCTTGCTGAATCTGAAGGTGTTAATGGTGTTGATTCTTGGCTTAAATCAAAAGGTGTTGATTTGTTTACTGACACTTATAGGAATTTTAAACTCAGAGAAAATGAATCCTCTATTTCCTCTGATTTTATTTCTCTTGATGACATTGTATTGGATTTTATTCGTTAGTTATTTTTTTTATTAGCTGATTGATTTCTATTTTTAATTTTTCAGCTAGTTTTTTTAAATCGCAGATTTCTTCTTCATTTAGTTTGTGCTTTTTTATTATTAATTCCATATTCATCCCTTAATCTACCTAGTCCTATTTTAAGCGCTTTTTTCATTACTTCATTTTTTGTTGTTATTTTTTGCTCCTTCAATGAGATTTTTAGAGCAATTCTTTCTGCTTCCTCATGATCTTCTAATGGCATTCTTATATTCGGCGAGTTTGACATGGATCACTTATTTCTGATGAGTATGTGTATTTTTAGTTTACCTCCATGGTTTCACTGTGCTAGTGTTATTTTGTTCTGATGTAACACTGAAACATTATTTCAGTTTATTATCAATAATCAATACTTAAGGTATAACTATGATTCAGATTCAAGCTCAGCTTTCAGGATTCGCACCTAAAAAGGGTTCTGGCACTTTAGAAGATGGTACTCCATGGAATTCTGACCGTGTAGAACTTTATTGCTTAACTCCACTTGATGAGGATAAGGGTTGCAAGGGTTTTGCGACTACTACATATAAAATCCAGGGATGTGACAATCATAAGGAATTAGCCTCTTCTTTAGTCGGTAAACCTATCATTTTAAATTGTGAAATGAAGACTAATGGCAGAGGCGGCCCTGCTCAAATTCAACCTGTTTCCTTTTCTGCCCTTAAGTAGCAGATTTTCTTTTGTCTAAAATTTTAGTTTGCGAGGATTTACCAGATTTAAGTTCTGGTAGTCCCCAATGTAATCAGTGGGCTTTCTATGATGTTGTTGTCATGGGGGCTTCTGATCCTGCGCAAGTTACGGTTTCTGACCTGACACTTGCGTTTTCCACTGGCGTGGTTATTTTGCTTCCATTGTACGTTTTACTTTGGAAAATCAGAGCCGCTCGCGCTGGTATTAATAAATCTTAAAACCCAGGAGATTCAATCATGGATTGGACAACTATCACTATTGATTACGCAACTGTAAGCACCTT